AACAATGCTCGGGTCATCTTGAATCAGAGTAAAAAATCTTCGTCTGATTCTCTTGTCTTATCAGACATCCAGTTACTCAGGATCACGTTAGACTGAATGATCGCATGCTCACTTCCGAATAAACCGAGCACTGTCTCACGACCATTGTCTGCGTCGAAGTTCAGTAACCGCGCCAACTTCGAGTCTAAACGAACTACCGGCATGTTGCTACCGCCAACACTCATCCAATCATCAGTGACTGCTCGACGGCACAGGACGCGCTTACAAGCAGCACGTAACGTGTCAATGGAACTCAACAAAGCAGTTCCTTTTCCGTCCACCGGACGAGTCTCGCGTCGGACTTTCCGAGCAATGGCTTCAGTGACCTCCGAACCGACGTACTGGTATTCCACAGCAAGCAAACCGTGATAACCAGGTACTTCCATGACCTTAGTCCTTCCGAAAGGCCGCACTTCTGCTTGTGCCTCGCGAATGGTCTCAAGCAAATCGGCAGGAACTTCGCCGTTCTCGTCGATCACCACTTCTTCGTCTGTCTCAGGCAAATCCAACGAAGCGGTTTGACTCAGCAAACCGTGCTGTGTGGCAACATCAGCCGGTAGTTCTGAACTTTCCATGATTCTCCCCTTGCGGTTTTACTATGGGTAGGCGGTCAGTGAGTTGACCGAGACGACGATAGCCAAGAGTGCCGCGTTAGCAGCGTTGGAATCGACCTTTGGATCCGTGACTGTCTTGAGCGGTCCGGCCGCTTGAATGTGCGGGCCGAAAACTGTGTAGTCACGATTGAGCGGGTACTTCGACGCAATGCAGTTGCCGATCCCTACCTTGTTGAGTAGGAAACCGAGAATCGGCGCGTCGCGACTCAGACGATAGTTCCTAGTCAGAGTCAGATCCGAGTAAGTCACTGATCCACCCAGATCCTCTTCAGCGTCGTCACCGCCCGAACGGTATTTCGTTGATGTTGAGTCCTTGTCACCTCCGTCCCACTTGTCCCAGGTTCCCAAGTCAACGCCATCAATGATCAGCGTGACTAGGAATAGTTGTTCGCGAGTGCCGTCTGGCATTTCTTTCCCTCCTTTTACGCGGCCAACGATTCAGTGATAGGAATCTTCGCGATCATCACGTACACCTGCTCTGCCATCGAGCTGGTACGGAGACCGACCTTCGCGAACAACTGTCCATTCGCGAATGTCTGAGCGGTGTTGACATCGGGACCGATGCCGACGGAGTAAGCCTCCTGTGGCGTAGTGCCGTACAGATCACCGTTCAGGTAGAACGGATTCAGCGCACCGGTAAGTGCAGCTTTCCACCGGTTGAGCGTGAATCCTAGACCATCGAGCTTGCTGAAAACGAAGTTCTCAGCGACGATGCTGAGTGCCCACTCAACGGACATGATCGTCCGTGAACTTCCGAACTCCGACCAGTCAGTCTTGAGAAGCTGGTCAGCCAGTGACCGGAAGCCATACGTCCTCGGCACGCCATAGATCAACCGAGTAACATTGACACCGGCGCCGTTCAGAACTGTCCGATCACCGTCATTCCATGCTGGCTGACTGAGATCATTGGCGTACTGCGCGACACCAAGTGCACCGGCTGCCGGATCATCCGCACCGTAACCTTGACCGTCGTTGCGTGCCAAGTTTCCGGCAATCCGACCGCAAGGAGGCACTGTTCTCGTCGTCCCTGAAACTATACCGGGAATAATGTCCCACGGTGCGAACATGCCGCACCGCCAATCACCCGGCTGTCCAGTGACTGCGTTCGCTGCTGTCACCAGGTTCGCTGGAACAGGATCATTCGGCGCATCGAGGATTCCGATTCGAGCAGTGTCATCCACGAACTGAGCGACAGAAACCTGCAGCGAAACGGTAGTAACACCAGGCGCTGAAACTGCACCTGGACCATCCTCGTTGAGAATGCCATCGAGAAGCGCTACCAACTCGATGTCTGTTCCACCTTTCACTGCAGTGTTGACCTTGGCGCGGTAGCCTCCTTCACGGAAGAACTCTTGTACCGAGTCATAGATCGGACAGGCGGGATCCCGAGCACCAGCCATCGAAATGAACTGGTCAATCGAGTAAACCCATCCTGATGCTGCTTGTTCTGAGAATCCGATTGGGAACCACGTCCCAATCATGTTGAACGCCGACGGATTCGGCGGCGAATCAACAATCTCAACCACATAACCAGGAAGTGGCAACGCTAACCTCCGTTCTCAGTTACATCAGCTTCCGCTGAAACAACTTCTGGATACGGTGTCTGAGGAGCATAAGGATCACCAGGAATGATCAACGAACCATCATAGTGCCTCGGGGCTCCAAAGACGTTCACTACGTTCTCTACTTCAACAGTGAACACTAAACGCACCGCTGCGATTGTACGTTCAGTTACTCTAGGAAAGTCATCGTACTTCTCATCATCCCAATCGACGCCACTTGCCCACCCACCCAACTCTGGTTGCTCCATGACCGCACCACGAATTGCTGCTCCGTAGTAACCGGCCAAATCCTTGGATTCACGTTCCTTTCTTGTGGACACGACAGCTCCTATTGCAAGCATCCACCACGCTTTTACCGAACCGTCACCTTCACGATACGGTGGCCGACCAGGATTGATACCAGGAGAAATAACAGCTACGAACGGCATCATCTCTTCCGGGTACCGTGTGAACTCGTTGATGACTTCCCATGACTTTGGCGTGCTGATTGTTCCTGGTAGCAAACCCTCCAGTCGTTCGACCCGCGCAAGATAACTCTCTAGTTGAGCCTGCAAGTGCGCGAGCATATTCTTTTCCACGTAACCACGGGTGATTAGTGGGCTGTCATCACCATACAGCGTAGCTGTGGGATCAACGATACTCATACTCCAACTCCGAACTCACTCGGTGGCGCTCCTCTGAGTATGTACAACTGAACACTTTTGACGATCATCCGTCGTTCCGTTTCAGTCAACTCAATGGGTTTACGCTGTGGCATGTGCGACGTTCCAGTCTGATGATGAATACCGTACGGTATGTCTGAACCGAAGCGCATCCATGTGGGAGCAACTTCCCTGATGTTTCCTGGTGCTCCTGAACGAGTAAGTGATCTGAACAAACTCTGCGACGCTCGCAAGATCCAAGGTTGCTGTCTTCTGCTGACCTTGGCATTGAGTGTTGACTGAGCGAGTTCTGGCCAACCACCGGAACCGTGCTCTCCTTCGGTGAGGAACTGCACCTTTTCAATGAGCAGTAAGTCACGGTAGATCGCATTCCACAACGGCGTCGCACGGATCGCTCGCTCACCAAAACGCAGCAAGTCGCGAGAGATCTGAATGTCACCAAAACACTCGATGACAACACTGACTCCAGTGTGGAAAGTCGGATCGGCTTTTACTCGTCTAGCCATTACCAGTTTGCGTAACGCCACCAGTAGGGATCAGGGAAACCACCGCCGATAGTGTTCCAGGCACCTGCGCCTGGCATTTCTCCGTCTGAAGCACCACCTCCGCTTCCAACATCCATCTCTAGATCCTCGAGCAGCTGAGTCAACTTGGCGTTGTACCGTGTCATCAGTTTGTCGTACATGGACTGATTCGCCACCGCCTGTTCAGGAAAGTAACTCAGTTCCACGTTCGCCGACGCCAAGTAAACGCAACAGACCTTCGCTGTGTCGAAGTAACCAGAGTCGATGTCAGGGCCTATCGCACCACTCACGTCGTCAACTGCCGACTGAATTAGGCCCGTGACATCCAGATCAGTAGGTATCGTGTCACTGGTAAAATCACTCACCAGATCGCCGTTTGCATCCCTCGTCCGAGCGCGCAGCATCAGTGCAATGTCTTGCACACTCGGAGTGTAATCAGAGGCCGGCATGAGTTACTCCTGACTACGCCTTACTACTGCCTCAAGACCCATTATAACTCCCTTGCGAGGGTCATTGCCTGTCGCTGCCGATTCCGCTGTAAGCAACCGTGCTGCTGTCTCGGCATCACCTTCCGACGCGTCGATGACTTCTTGGACCTTCGGTCCTTTGTCCTTGATCCAATTGATGAGTTCGGTGTCCGTCGCGTCCATGGCACTGAACTGAAGATCCGTACCGGTCTCGACTGGAACTTCTGAGCCAGTCAGAATGGCAATGTTCTGATCTTCCTTCAAGAAGGCATTGAGAGTGACACCACGAACATACTCTGGCGGCAGCACTTCAATGACTTCACCGACGAGCGCGGTCCGATCTTCAGCGATGATCTTTCCGGGCTCGTATGGATGCTCCGTTTCGACGCGGTAAGGAAATGCCCTGACCGCGACGGTCACCTTTTTTAGATCCTTTCCGGAAAGCGAGGTACCGGCATCCTCCACAACCACGCTGTGGCCTGTCGCCTTCGCTTTCCGAGTAGCTTGTGGCATAACGATCTCCCCTTGATTGAGTCGACTTGACTTAGGTCAGGCCGGTTGCTTGCAGAATGGAGTACGGGTTAGTCACGTACATGACCGGTCGAACGCTCGACTGTGACCACGTCCGCTCCGTCTCCGGTTCGCGCCATGTCTCCGTACCGAGTGGCTTCTCGATACGCATTTCACCGACTTGACCTTCCTGAACGAAGTACGCAGTACCAGCTGGCACGCGGTTCGTCACGTAGATCTGCTTGCCGATGAACTGCAGGAACTGAGCGAGACTCGTTGCACCGTAAACGGTGGTCAGAGTTGCGTACTCCTGCGGATTGAGCAGCACGAGATTGAATACCACGCCCAACTCGTCCTGCTCAGCGATCAGATCCGCTTGCGCGAAGTCACGCAGCGGGTACTGCTGTGCGGTGCTGGCGTTTGTACCAGCAGTGACGACTGCTGACCACGAACGGCCAACGAATGTACGGGCAAACGAAGTGACCGCGGCGTTCATCTCCGCAATCGCCCGAGCGTTGATCTTTCGAACGATGGTGTTACCCACCTGACGCATGAGTCGCATGAACAACACCGTGTTGTTCCTGTCCCTGGCTTCGTCGGTGATGAACACCTTGCCGCCCCACTTCTCCACAGAGGCGACCTTCGGGATGAGCTGCACGCCGGTGAGGACTGGGAACTCCGCACCAGGAGCCACTCGCTCAACGTCGCGAGCAGCGTATAGCTCATTCCATGTTGCCTGATCGTAGACCACTGCACCACCGGTGACACCGCCGGCCGAAGCAAAGATTCGGTCAGCGACGAAACGCTGGAGTGTCAGATCCATGATCATACGAGTGATCCTCGTGGGCTGATTGAGCATCAGATCCACGGTGATCAATGTTCCGGCCAACGTCGGCGGTCCCAGTGGATGGGAAGCCGGCGCAATAGTGGTCGGCGGCGGAGTTGCAGCTTGGACACCGATGCCCAAGTCATTCGTGGCAGCAATCTGCACTGCCTCGTGACGCGCTTCAACTCGCTTGCCAGCGAGTACTAGGTGCCTGTTTTTCGTCACTGTAACTCCTTCCTAGGGGTAGAGTGAGATCTGCGCGTCGGCACCTGACGCACAGCTGTCGATGGCGAGACCTGCCGGCTTCCCTGCCGCCAGTGGAATTGCGTTTCCGCTTGCGTCTGACTGGACTTCCTGTCCAGCAGTAATCGCGGCGCCGGCAGTCACTGGCATGACGTGATTGAACCGGTATACCGGTACGAGTGTTCCTTGCAGCGCGTCGTACATTGCCACACCGAACACTTTGCCGCCGGCAGCCGCTGTTGCAACAGACACGTTACCGCCAGTAATGGCATCAGTGATGCCACCGCCGACAAGGTTCGGTCCGCCGAGCTGCCGAGCAGCAGAGATTCCGACGAATGTCTTGCCGACGACGTTTGCCGTGGCGAAACATGTAATCTCGTCAGCGTCCTCGTAATACTCCTGTGCCAGATTGCTCGGACTCATCAGTCACCTCCTTGAACAATCATAGGGGCCGCCACGTCACCCTGCTGCATAGCAGCCGACGACTTGACGCGATGCCGTTCTGCAGGAGTGATTTAGGACTGATCGTACACATCCGGAGAAGTGACGCCAGCGATAGACTCATTCTTGCCCGTTCCGGCAGTGCCGCGAGCTTCGACAGGCACCAGTCCTGGTGCGAGTGACTCGATGACACCGCGAGTTCCTTCAGGATCGGCCTTCCATGCCGTCAGCCAGTGTTCCTTTCTTGACGGCGGGAACTTGCCCGCCTTGATCGCGTGGTTCAAGTACTCGTCGCGCTCGGTGTCCCGAGTCCTTGCGGCGAGTTCGGCACCCTGTCGTGCCTGACCGGCGACTTCATCCCAAGTCGCCTTGTCAACCATGATGGTGCCGTCAGGCAGAGTCATGGCTGTAGTCTGAGGAACGCGTCCTGCTTCCTCAGTGCTGGTGATTCCAGTGGCGGCCACTTTGCCGTTACCTTTTCCTTCTACCGGTGCAGTTCCTTCTGCCGGCTTCTCACCTTCCGCTGGCACTGCTGGAGAAGCGCTGCTTGCCTGAATGACTACCCGAGCGACCGTAGCGTCGTCTGCGTCGTCCGGTAGTTGCTCAGGAGTCAGACCATGCCTCTCGCGCACCGCTGCGGCTTCCTCGGGAGTCATACAGCCTCCTGGTCTTGAGTCAGCACGAATAGTGTACGTTGCTTCTGCCGGCTTCGAAACCAATGAGTCAGCGACTGATGCTCGAATAGCACGAGCCGCAGCGGTTGTCGGCTGATCAACATACTGGATCTGTACTGGTGTCGGATCATTGAAAGTAATCGTGTCACCAGATGTGTCGAATCCTACTCGATAGAGTCCTCCTTCGTCATCGTCTACGATCAGTTCGTTCGGGTCGAGGTAGATAGCACGAATCCACCACCAAGTCTGCGTATTTTCCAGGCCATCGTAGTATTGACGCCGAACGTCGTCAAGGTTGGCCTGTGCGTTTACCTTCTTGGCCACTGCGTTAGCAAGCTCCCTTCCGTCGAGTGTGACAGTAACGATTGCCGACGCAGCGGCGTCGAGCAAGCTTTGTGGTGGATCCTCCTTGAGCGAGTTCTTGTACATATTCACCAGCGTAGTCGCTGCTGCCTTCTTCGCAGCTTCACAACCGCCGGTCACCTGCCCAAGTCGACTTGCAGCAGCGTGGACACCGTTCTTGTTCAGTGTTCCGCTTGGTTCGCGCACAGGCAAGGAATACCGTTCCTTTGCCGTCGCGGTACTTCCACACTTACCACGATCATAGACTGCGGCACGAGCGTACTGCGCGTCGTCATAATCCGAGTCCTTGAAGTTCGACCATGCCGTGTTACTGACCGTTTCAGCAACGACCGGTTGACTCGAAGAGACGTCATCACCGGTGTCACCTTCACCTGGCGGCGGCGAGTAAGTTCCTTCAACGAAACGCGGGCACCACATGTCTGGTTCAACTTCAGCACTGGCGTACAGCATGCAGTTGCCGTTATTGAAGTAGACACATAGACCGCAGTTCGCTGTGTCTGTACCTTCGGCGTAACCAGGAATGGCATTCTGGTCATCAACCGTTGTGGCCTTGACAGCCGT